GACCCTGCAAATACAAACCTGATGCAGGATTTTCTACTGTGAACTGCGTTGCAGTGCGTGTAGCAATTGTTGCGTTACCTAAATTGTATTGGCTAGGCAAAATGCCCTGAATAAAAACTGTTTGACCTGCGCTAAATCCGTTTTCTGCGGTGTATGTAATAAATACGCCATTGCCTACAGCGTTTGTAATAGTTGCAGGTTGCGTGTACAAGAAATTGCGATACCAGTCAGCGCCTTGATCAATTATTGTGTTGTAATTGTCAGCCATTACGCTCCCTGTGACACTTCAGAATTTACGCTAATCATAGCGGTTCTACATGCGGAACAATGTGTAAATGATTTAGGCATTGGCAACCCGCACTTAGGGCAATGATTAGCAATAGCGTTAAAGTAATTACTGACTGTAACTTTTCCTAATAGATCGCTAAAACCCTGAACCATTGCATCAATGCGGTCAGGTGAATTAGGTTCATCAACTGTCCAGGTACACATCTGATCTTCTAACTCTGCAAACTCGCCAATGTGGTGAATACGCCCTTGCTCATACATAGCCGCTACTGGCTCTGCTCTAAGTTTCTTACCCACATGCGCTCGCACTTCTCTAATTGGTAATGTTGGCCGTACTTGCTTTAACACTGCGCCCACCATGTCACCGCCCTGGTTTACTTCCACCAAAACAGCATCAGCCTTGAACGCATCAAATAGTTCTACTGCCTTTGTTGCCCATTGCAACGGCGATCCTCTAAATGAGTAATCTCCCAGTACATAACCTTGCCCATCTGAGGTAGATCCAACTACAACAATTCCTGTTTCATCTGATTTCTCTGAGTTAGTTACGGCAGGATCAACGCTTACAACAATGCGCGCCATAGGTGGGGCTTTCTCAATGCGTGTGCGGTCAATTAAGCCCCTAGTCCACAATGCGCCTTCAATGTCATCAAGGATTTCTCCATAAAGTTCCTGCCTACCCAATCGTGTGCCGTTGTAGCGGGCTTGTAACTCCATCAATGCGCTAGGGGCTAGATTTGCGGCGTTATCAAAGGTAGATCCCCTGGTAATGATCACTGAGCCATCTGTACGGCCTGCAAGCATGCGTATAAGGGCTGTAGAACGCGGTGTAGTAGTAACAATTACCCGCGGCTTCTTTCCCAGGCGTAGGCCAAACTGCAACTGATCCCACGCATCTTGATAGCGCCATGCACCTAATTCATCACACCAAGCCCCATGATGCTGTGGGCCACGGAAACGCTCAGGGTTATCTGCGCTAAATAACTTTATGCGGCTACCGTTTTTAAGCAGGATCTCACCAATAGAACGATTGTAATTCTCAAGCATTTGGTAACGCTGTAGCACTGCAACAATGCCTGACTCACCTTCTGCACATGTATCTCTAGCATCTGAGAATGTAGGGGCAACAACAGCCCAACGCGTAGCGGGTTGCACAATCGCTTGCCACGCAATTTCTTCAGCGCCTAATCTTGTTTTGCCAAATCCACGGCCTGCCATTGCAAGCCAAATGTTCCAATCGCCTTCAGGCGGTAATTGTTCTTTACGCGCTAACTTATTCTTCCAAACCCAACGGCTCGCCTTGATCCGTGAGTTCAGTGATGGTTGCAATATCGGTTGCGGCGTTGATGTTTCCTGCCTCAATGAGTCTTGCGACTCGCTCAACTTCTGCGTCCAGGTCTGATCCGTCATAAGTCACCACCTCTGCTTGTACCTTTAATGGAGCATCTAAGCCCAGTAACTTTGCCCGCTTATCAATTACACGCAAAACATAATCTGCCGCTCTTAGATTGCCGTTCACCGCAGGTTGCCAATAAGTGCGCTGAAGAATGTCCAGGCGATCTAATTCCAGTTCACGGTGTTCTTCTATAGATGGAGCAATCACACGCGTCATGGCTCTGTTGTAAGCCTTGTACACACCCGCTGTACTCATGCCTACTTGCACTGCAATCTCACGCCATACATAGCCCTCAGTGCGCAACTCAACTATCTCGCGCTCTTTGTTTATACGCTCAGGCGTAGGTGCTTTTTCTACCATAATGTGTTCACTTTAATGTGAGAAAAAGTTTCCTGCAAATTGAATTAATCCCAGTATCCGTTACAAGCACCATGATCTTCAGCCATACCATGTAACTTATACCAAAACTTTTCTGCCGTTTTCTCACGCCACTTCTTAAACCTGTTTATGTGTTTTGGCACATAATCAGGATTAGGCTCATTTGTGTCATAGACAATTGTGTACATTACGCCTTGATCCGTTTTAATTACTTGCTTAATTGTTTTTATCGGTTGATCAATCACGCTAATTCCTTCTCAATTAAAGTAAATCGGGTTTTACTATAAGTTAAAGGCAGTAAGTTATAGTTCACTTTAACTCCTTTTCAATAGCCTGGATAGTTGGGCAGGGATAAACCCCTCTTGCGTGTCCGTACTGACATTCTGGACAATAACTAAAATTATTTGGCATGGTTATTGGCTTATGCAATTCCACTACTGCACGAAGGGTATAGGCTAATTTTTGAGCAACAAACCCAGCAAGGCTCATATCCTCTATCTCTGCCAGCAATTCATCGTGTGTCATTTATTTGCCTCCGATTTAGCAATACCCATTTGATCCATCAACCAGCCCGCAAGGTGAATTGGGCATGTGTAATGAATTACTTTGTTCTTATCATCTTTAATCTTGAACTTGATCCTGTTGCCGCACTCTTGTGGGTATTGGCATCTGTCATCTGATGGAAAAGCAACAACTCGTAATTCTGAATAAAATAAATGACAATTACATGTGCAAGAATTTTTGTTTTGAAAGTAATGCACTATGCAACATTTAGGGTGTTCTGTGTAAGTCATAGGTTTGCCTTCCTATTCTGAGAACAAAACCCCCTCAGAGAACGGTCTAAGGGGGCTGTGTCCAGCACTCAATCCCCACGGTGGGGATCAGTATGCGTAACTTATCTAACTCCTAGCGCCATTGCAAATACAGCAATAAACAAACTCAGGACAATAAAAAGCATTACGCCATCAAACGGTGTGTTGTTCACAATCGCAATCCTCTGCATGCCTACTGAAGATCTGATCCAAAATTGCTTCTATTTCTTCTTCAGTCACGGCTTCCCTGTCCTTACAAGATTTAAACGAGCATCAAGCAATTCATCTAATTGCTCTGTAAGCATTTCTTTTTTGCGCCAATCCATGCGGTTGCCGTATTCATCTGTTTTGAGCAAAGCGTAAACATGGCTCAGACATTCATCTATCTGAGCCACGGTTACTTCTTCTTCAATAACGATCACATGAAGATGTTAGCCTTGATTACGCTCCATGCGCTTTGAAAAATAGTTTTCAACATCTGCTTTTGCATAGAACACATTACGGCCTGACTTCTGCACCCATGTAAGTGTCTTACGGTGTTGGATCTGTCGTAAGTTGTTAATAGTAATGTTTAAGCGCTCGCATACTTCTGCCGCGCTCATTAGATCTTCTACCATGGTGCTACCTCCTGTGTTTTAGCCTTCTGTAATCTAGGAACTAAACCTACCTCTTTGGCTGTAATTTCCATAGATGTTTTCTCATTGCCTTCTTTGTCTGTGTATGTGCTTTGCGCCATCTCACCAACAACTAAAACACTGTCACCTTTTTTAAAGTTATCTGCAACTGCTTCAGCCTTTGCGCCAAATGCAACAACTTTGAACCACATTGTTTCGCCGTCTTGCCACTCACCATTAACTTGCTTGCGCGGTGTGTAAGCCAATGAAAAATTACAATAAGCAGTGTTGTTCTTTGAAAACTTTAAATCAGGATCACTGCCTAAATTACCTTTAACGCTTATGTTCATCAGTCACCTTCCATCATTACGGCTTCAGTGCCGTCATCTTGTAGTAATACAATTGAACCATCAGGCTTCACAAAAGGAAATTCATGTGGCTCTCTGTATGAAGGCACAATCCAACCCTTTTGTTCTGCGCTTGCAGGCTTGAGGTGAATACTATCGGTTTTTAGATTATGGCAACCGTGATGGATCAAGATGAGGTTTGAAACAGTATCTTTGCCGCCTCTTGATTTGAGTTTACGGTGATGCAGGGCCATGTTTTCAGGCAAGCCAGGGCCACCGCAAACCTCACAATAGCCATTAGCCCTGTTAATTACGGTAGCAACAACCTTCTTATCAATCGCCATCTTCTTCTTCATCTTCCCATTCAGTAGGATCTACCGTAGGAAGATCAACGCGTAGCGGCAGGCCAAAAGGTGATGTAGTCATTAGTACCAACCTCCATGCATGTCAGGGCCAGCCTGTTTTTTCCAAAATTCCCACGCCCCGCAGGGAGTTTGGTAACGCTTATAGACATAGCGCAAGCCTGCCTTGATTTGCGTATAAGCATCTTTAGGCATGTAAGGGTACTTGTAATTTTTCCATGTGGACGGCAAAAATTGAAACAGCCCAAATGCCCCTGATGAACGGTTAAGCGCATTTACGCGCCACCCGCTTTCCTTGTAAAGCAACTGCTCTAGGCAGGCAAACTGCTTTTTATGGTCAGGGTAATCTTTCTTCAACATTGTGGCGGCAATAACTTTAGGTGGCATTTGATGCAACTCTATTTTTGGTGCTTGTGCCGCCGCAGGTGAAGCAAACACAATTCCTACCGCTAATGCGGCGCTTAAAAGGATTTGTGTTAGGCGCTTCAGGCTTTAGCCTTTCGCCAACTTTCTACACACTTCGCAAGCGGCGCTACCGTAAACCCAACTGCCGCAATTACAACGGTTAATTAAACTGTCCATTTCTTTACCCCTTTCAGGTTATTTTTAGGACTGCTCTATTTTATAGCAAAATTCAGAGATTACAACGCCCAATAGCGTCACAATAATTACACCAACAATTAGCGTCATTCTTCTTCCTCCTGCGGCGTTAAGTTCATAATTGCTTGAATTACATTTGCTCTGCTCAATCTGATGCCTTCCACAAAGCCCATGTAACGCTCACGCGTTTCAGGTTCGCTTAACATCTTTGCTACATAAGGCCCTTCAATCCATGTTGTTAAAACATCTTGAAGCGGCTCTAAATGATTTTTGATTACTTCTTCAGGTGTCATGGGTATCTCAAATCTTTGCACCACTCTGACATGTTTTCTAACGCAACTTTGCATTGATCAGGTGTTGTAATGTCATACGCCCAAAAAACAACAACTGCGAACAAAATGCCTACAACAATCTTGCCTCTGCGTGTCAATCTAGCCTTTGCCATTGCTTGCCTTCCTTCTAAAGTATTCGTGACCTGAACACCATTCGCACTCTGCCAATGATGTTTCGCCATCTACATAAAGTATTACATAGTTAGCGGGTGATCCAAAAGTGCCACACCAAATGCAACTAGGATCTTTGTTTATAGACATTGTGGATCTGTGGGTTCATGTCAGCCAATTTGTCCTGAATTGCAAACGCTACTTGCTCGCGTTGCATGCCATTGATCATTGACTGGCTTTTGTTGGGCGGGATCACAAAGTCATTCCACTCAACCGTTATCTCTAACTTGAACTTATTAACGCGTGGCTCATGCGTCATGCCTGAGCAATCCTCATTTTTCATTATTTTGCTTCCTTTTTATTTGTTGTTAATACATGATTGCCATTTTCTAGCATTTGATAAAATGCAGATTTGGCACAACCCAGGCACATTTTTTCACCTAAACGGTAAGCAAGAATTTCTACTGAACTCTCACAATAAGTACAAAACATCATAATTAGTTACCTGCCTTCAATGCTAAATAATCTTTTACTGAGCCACCTTTAGTTGTGTATTTAACTGCAACTTCAATTAAACGCATTGCTGTTGCATCTAATGAACGGCCAACAATTCCACCAGTTAAATTCCATGCTTCATAAGATGTAATAATTTCAGGTGCGCCATCTTCACGCCATTGCATCAATC